AGCACTTGCATCAATAGATGTAACTTCGTATTTGTTGCCTTCGTCACCAGATATTGCAGTAAATGGAGTCGTAACCTTTAACGAAGCATTTCCGTTAATTGTTGCAGACCCATTACCAACCGTCAAATCAGCTGTTACGGTAGTATTAGTTATACCTGTAACAACAATATTTGTTCCATCAGCTGATGCGCCAGTAATATTACCTACACCAGTAACAGTAATTATATCGGAAACTTTAATACCATGTTTTGCTGGAATTGTGTAGGTCACAACATTAGAACTTACAGCAGCGGCAGAGATTGCACTTACTGTTGTTACAGTATTTGTAGATGAAAAGTCAATTAGATCACCAACTTGAAAAACATTCTCAGCTCCATCTACATCATCAAAAGTGACTGTTTTATCTCCAATCGCCCCAGCACCATTAACTTGGCCAGGCCCTGATCCGTAAGAAGCTGCACCAATACCTTGTGAGAATGCAGTAGCAGAACCACAAAGAGAAATACCAATACTGTTTCCTCTTGTGCCTGGCTCTCTGGCTGTATATTCACCCACGTTGCCGATGGCGAAACCAGTTGTTCCTACTTTATTCAAATAATCGTCTGTACTTCTAATCAGTACATCAGCGCCAGCTGTAACAGCGTTGGTCATTCCTGTTACTGCGCGAACAACTTGAAGTGCATTACCATACTGCAAAAAGTTTGTAGCTGCAAAAAATGTTTCAAAGTTTGTACTGTTGGGTTTACCAAATATTCTAACGAGTTCCTCTTCAGACGATATTAGTGTAATCTCTCCAACAGGCCCTTTTTCAAAAGCACCCGCTATTGCACCAATAGACGTTGAAACAGCAGGAATCACATTAGTTAGATCTATTTCCCTGACTTGAACGCCAGGCGATACTAAAAATGCCATGTCTTTCTCCTATTTTTATTCAAAAGATTTAAATCTTTGGTTTTATTTATGGAAACAAAGATTTTCAAAATGGATTTTATATGCACTCCAACACATAAATAGATTTATGTCATATTATAACAAATACAAAGACACTATAAAAGAAGTGTCAAAAAGACACTACAGAAAAAGAGAGATATGGATTAATGAGTTTCTGTCTGGTTACTGCTGTGAGTATTGTGGTGAAAGTGAAACAGCGTGTTTAAAATTTTATCCACATGATACAAAAATAAGATCATTGTCAAAAAGAAAAGGTCTCAATAGCGAGTCAAGAAAAGATGTTGTTGACTTAATAGATGTATCAAAAATTGTTTGTTCTAATTGTTTTTTAAAGATAGACAATGAAATAATAGATATTATGTAATTTTACCAATTATCATATCCATTGTGTCTGACAACTGGATTCCATCTAGTTCCATATTCATCGACCACTTCACCAACATTACTGTCTTCAAGACCATCTACTATAAACCCAAAAGGCGCCATGTCCTGTTCTAGTTGATCTTGTTGTTCCATAAACATTCTTTCTCTTATGTCTAGATTTGTTAGTTCTTTAAAATATATCTGGTTTGTCATCCATGCGAACAAAACACAACACATCGCAAGGTCGTCTGTGTGTCCCTGTTCTGCTTGATATGATTGTCCATGACTCACAAATGTAGATATTTCTTCTATAAGGTTATAATCATTGACAATTAATTTATCAGTTTCGATTAACTGTTTCAAGTTAGAACAACCAAGAATTTTTACTGCCTTAGTTGTTCTTACACCAAGTTGAACTTTAGCGCCAGAAAAACCACTACCTAGTATCTGACCTGCCCTACCTCTCATAGATGCCATTACTACATTATCGTATTCTAAATCATAGTGTAATGCACTTGCAACTTGTTCACCGATATCATTTACTTCAATCATAACATAAGATTGATTGTAAGCTTTCGCTGACTCGTAAATAATTGTAGGAAAAACAAGAGGTTTTATTTCGTTACTTCTGTATTTTGCAACGATCCTGTAAGGTATTTCGGAAACATCAAAAACTAAAAAAGCAGAGTAATCGTTTTCCGTTCCTCGAGCAACGTCAGCAACTATTGTGTATGTATGATCTTTAATTGGTTTTACATATTGGTCTAATCCAGCATTAGATACAATTGGTGTGTCATATGCCATTGTCTTTATTTTTGTGGGGTGTATAAGAGTGTTGATAGATCCTAAGAATTCACACTCAAACTCTCTGTTAAACTGTGCCTGAGATGTGTTTGCAATAGTCTCTTTTTTCCACTTCTCATCACGGCCTGGAATTTCACTCCAGTGAACTTCTATTGGTATATAAGTGTTTCTTTCATTCTCTGCGTCTGACCACAATTTATGAAACAGGTTCATACCGTTTGGCGTTGAAACAATCACAACCTTTGTTGATTGTCCAGAAGATATTGTAGGATATACTGAACTAAAAAAGTCTTCAGCCACGTTGTTTGGAACAAACGCAAACTCATCTAAAAAAATCATGTTAAAAGAACCACCACGAACGGCACTTGAGGATGTTGATGATGCCACTATTTTAGAACCATTTTCTAAATCAAGAGAACCTTTGTTCCAAGACATAACACCCTGTTGCATCCATTTGGGTATATTTTCATATGCAAGTTGCAGTCTAGAAAGAATATCTCTTGCAGTAGCAGCTTTGTTGGCAAGTATTGCTACCTTCATTTGTTCGTTAAATAAAACATAGTGCAAGATATAAGATACTATTGTAGTTGTCTTTCCAGACTGTCTAGGAAGTTTACAGATAGAAAAACGATTATTGTGTATTGTACCAACAATTTCTTTCTGGAAGGGATACATATCAAAACTAACAAGACCCTCATCAAGCGACACAATCTTGATATATTTTTCACAAAAGTACAATGGATCTTTCATACACCTAGTGTATTCTGATATTTGTTCTTCAGTCCACTCAACAGGAACATTCGCTTTTTTGAGAAGCGGATTTCCTAAGTAATGATTAATGTCATTCATTTATCTTTTTTTAACAACTTCTGTAACTCAGCAGTAGATCCAACGTACAATGCGTTAGTTACATTTTGCGGCGCAGAACTAGGAACTTCTTTTAGTTTTTTCATTTTAGATTGAAGATCTCCTAACTTTTCGGTAACCTCTGCCACGTTTTTAATTAAGTTGCCTGCAACCTCATATGTTCTGGGGTGTTCTGATTCTTTAGCGAGATCTAGTATCCCATCTATAGCATCTTGTCCCCTTTCAATTAAATTATAAAAGTTTTGTCTTTGGTATTCATAGTCTCTTTCTATGTCTTGTTCTGTACTTTCTACAGATTTAATTTTTGGTAAAACTTTCTCAACATTAGTATTAGTTTCACCATCAATTCCAAGAACATTATTTAAAACATCTGTTGACTTATCCATTACTTGTCAGTTCCGCTTTCTGGATCAAAGTTTTTTGCATCCTCAAAGAACGATGATGTCTCATTAAACCCAAAATCATCATCAGCACCAGCAGTAACAGGATTTGGCGTAACTGTATATCTTTGCTGTCGTTTGGGAGCATTTGCTTGAATATCTGTGTACTGATCAACCTGAACACTTTTAATTACTTTAGTGTCTGTGACTGGGCCATACAAAAAGAATTTAGCGTTAAATGATAATGTATAGATTATAGACCTTCTAGTTACCATGTCCGCTTCATAATTGTCTTCATAAGCAACATTTGTTAATATGATGGGTACATTTTTAGCCGTAGACATGTCGGTATTATCATTTATAGTGACCGTATAATCTGGTTGAAAATAAGGTAATATTTGTTCCACTATCTGTAACGCATCATCAGAATTTTTAGACATAACAAACATCTCAAAAGACATGTCGTATGGAACAGGCATAAACTGAGAACTTACGGACTCACCATCTTCAGAGTTGTTAACTTTTTTAAGTTTTTGTATTGAGTTAAGTTTTCTGCTTGGATCGTATGTTATTGTTCCTATCTCAAAACCCATTCTTGGCAAGGTCACCGCAACTTTTTTTTCTAGATTTGGATCTTCTTGTAATCTTGCTAACCACTTTTGTTTTGGGCCGTATGCAAGAGGAACTTTCATACTTTGTATTATAGCTCCAGAGGAATTTTGTCTCACGATACTGATGTTGTTAAACATACTACCGAATGCAATAACAACCTTTCTCATGGTTTCGTTATAAAATTGTTGACCTAACATATTATTATCCTATATCTCCAAATGGATTTGACTCCGAAAAATCAATTACTGTATCATCAGCACTATCAAAAAAGTCAGACTGAGAGTTTTCATCTATTGTATCTATTACAAATGCTTCACTTATTATATATGAACCTGTTTCAAGTAACAACGAACCTGTTGCAACACTTAATGAACTTTCAAGTATAATTATATTAGAAACTGCACTTACACTATCTTCATAAACAATTCTTCCGACACCAGACTCTAATCCAATGTTACCTGTTCCGTCCTCAAGTGTAATGTCATTAATTACGTTGCCAACAACATTTCTATCGAAGACTTCAGGACTTGCACCGACCTCAAGTTCAACTCCACCAGAACCAACCTCTAGTGTAATACTGTCGTTAGTTGTTCCATCCTCTAGAGTAAACTGATAATTGTTTTGATCAAGAGAGTTGTCCTCTTCTATTGCATCAATTTCAGTAATACCAGTATCAAGATCTTCGTGCGAGTATTCGAATGTTTTAACTTTTAATTTAAAAGCAGGAATATTGTGTATTTGATAAAACGGATCATCGTGATCTACAAAAAGAATTTCGAACATCTTTTTGACTCTAGGAAAGTAAACAAGATCTCCTTCATTTGGTCTTGTCTTGACAATTAGATTAGAGTCAACAGAAACTAATTGTTCAAATCTTCTTTTTGACACAACAAAAGTTGCTTCGTCTTGCATCTGCAATCCGAACTTAGACATGATTTCTTTTTCACCCTCAAAGCCTTCAACATTCTCAAAGTACATTTCTATGAGATATGCATCATCAAAAGTAGATAAAGCATCTTCTTTTAAAAGATCATCTTCATTTACAATTGTTCTTGGAAGATAATAGACATCTTGACCATATATTTTTAATTGCTCTATGATTAAATCTTCATAAAGAAATTGTTCTGGTTTAGTGCCTGAATCAAAATAGACATTAGTAGCCATAGAACTATCCTATCATGTAATCAGGTGGAAGTTCGAATGCAAGCTGAATTTGTTCTTCTAACCTTTCTATGTCTGATTGCGCCTCTTCAAAAATCTTAGCACCATTTAACGTAACACCCCCCAACATTTGAACACCTTCAAACTTAGAAAGGTTAGCTCCCCACTGTCTTTTAATAAGAGCAGTTGTATATCTTTTAAGGTATATGTCATCAAAAACATCTGTGTAAGTAGTTGGGTCTATTTTTCTGTAACACTCAATTACTACATACTCTCCAGCTGCCACATCGTTAGACCAGTCCATATCTATATACAATCTATTTTGGTGTTGATTAAATCTTATTGGTTTTTCACCAACTAGGATGTGGTCTAAAAAGTCAAGATGACGCATGGTCATTTCATAATGAACAATAGATGTAGCAGAAAAATCATACAGATCATTTAATCTTAACTGATAACGAACATCAAACATATTGAGTTCAGATCTATCAGTAAAAGGAAAAACTTTTACGACAGATATGACTGAGTCTGGAACAGGAATCCATCCATTTTGTTCTTCCCATCTAGATGTTATGGTTGAGTCAACTGAATCAGTCGCAGTAGAAGCTGTAGCTCCTGTAGACTCCGATATAATATCACCTGTACTGTCTTCAGTATCAATTCCGCCAGTTGCATCTTCCAAACCAATTCTGGTATAAGTAAAACCAGCTCTAGTTATATCTTGAGCCGTTATTTCATGTTTTAAGTACATCCTTTCAACACCATCATAATGGTATTGTGAAAAGTATTGTAAAGCTTCATCAATTCTATCATCTATTTGATCATCATCTACATTTATTTCAATGACAGGTTTACCTAAAGATCTAAGACAATATTCTTTTAATGTTGCTCTTGTGTTTGGAATTGCCATTTTTACTCTCTTTTAAATACTATTTATTAGTATTACAATGTTTGTCTGTATACGATGTGTTGTCCATCTTCATAGGTTTCAATTTCAGGTTGTTCTTTATACTCTGTATTTCTAGTTTCTTTTAGATCCTCGCCTATTGATCTTGTCCAATTTAGTATACTACTAGTAGTCATTGGAGCGCCCTTAACAACTTTAATGTCGTAATAACTAAAAAAACTTATAATGTGTTTTGCCATTGTGAAATCGTACAACCAAGACCTAGACCCTTTATTGTCCTTACCAAATACTGTGTGTGTTGGTTCAAGAGTTTCAAGTTTTTTAACACCAACTAACACCACAACAACCTTGCCATCTAGTGATAAAGTTAAACCAAAACCATTTTTACTTTCTAAGGTTTTTACAGCAGTATTATAAAAGTATGCTCTTTTATCGCTAGGTGTTTCTAATTCCTCAGAAAACCCCACGTTGCCGTCTATTATTTTACTTTCACAGTCAGCATAACATCTTAACCAATGATTTCTGGGTATCGATGTTATTTTTGAAAGATGTACTTTTGCCATTTTTAAACCTTTATAACCTTACAAAGTAATTTGTTTTAAATGATACTTTTTGCCTCTGTCCATTAAGATTGGATCAGGACACCAAAATGTACCATGTTCACTTAACAATGTCATGCCTTTAGATTTACCAAAAGGCCAAACTAACATAATTGTCCAAGTATTTGGTTTTATATCATATACGTTATGCATGTCATTCGAATTTACAATATTTAACCATCTTCTTTTGTTTGTTTTTATACTACCGTCTGGTTTGATTACATCTTCTGTATAACCACCACTTATGATAAAACTAATAAAATGTTTTGGGTGACTATGATAGTCATTAGTTTTTTCTCCCTCAAATAATCTATTTAACATACAGTACCTAAACAACCAGTAAATATTTAACATAGGTTCGGTTTTAGTACCGCACTTAGCCAAACGAATTTGTTTTTTCATAAATGGAAAGTGATATCTGGTCTTACTCTCAAACACCATCAAACCCTCCATAGAATAAATTTATTTTTTGATGGGGTGTGCCTTCCATCTGCAATACCTTAGCGCCTCTGCGTTTAGCTTGTCCTATTTCCCAATGCGGAACATAATTAGGTTCATCTTTTTTGAAATAAAAAGATTGTCCGTTCCATGAAAAAAATTGCACATCGTAATCAAATACAATCTTATACCTAACACCGTCCATACCAAAAGTCATTACTCTATCTCCGACAAAGTTCTGGTCGTAAAGTCTACGTCTACTGTAGAGTCACCAGAAGAAACATGGGTAAACTGCGAGTCAGCGTCAGCTCTAGCAACCATAGCATCAAAATGTGTTTTAGCAGATGCATCTGTAGTGTGCAGATGTTCTTGCGTTGTGTACACCGATGACATAGTTAAATGGAAGTCTCGCATTGCAACAAGCCAATCTGTATCATATAAATAACTTCTACTGCCAGATGCATCTCTACCTGCTAAAAAGTTTACGATCTTCCAGTTACTATCTATTACGTTTCCCCAACTCATAAAAACAATAGTGCCGTCTTTGCTACACTCAAGGCACATTCCCTTTGTTGCCCATATTTCTGCCGCACCTAATAGTAGTTCAAATTTTTCATCAGCTGATTTGCCGTTTAAGTCCGAAAAGTTATCAGTCGCTTTCGATTCACAATCATCAAACAATCTACGCAAAACAGTTGAGTCTATTGTTGTAATTCGTTGTATACTGTATGTCATTACACTCTCTCTGCTCTTAATTCTATACAATAAATTTTATTATCATTAATAAATTCAGTACTACTTTCTTTATCAAACTGCAATACTCCAGTACCATGAGTGTTAGCATCATCAATAATATCTCTATCAAGCCTAGTTCCATCTGTTAGGTTGTGAATAAAAACACTACCAAAGTTTTTAGCTAAAACATCAGCATCTGGACTAACATCAAAATCGTCAGGACTACACTCAATGGCTAAACCCGAGCCTCCTGTACCAGCTATGCCGTAAATAGCATCAATTGTTCTAGATTTATCTCTAAACTGCATTG